GGAGTCCGCACATGAAGGACACTATGATCTTAAAAAATGGAACTATTTGAACTGGAGGCAGGCGCAAGCCTGGGAGCCTTACAGGTGGCGGCGGCTGATCGGGCGGCCATGGTGGCAACATGGGAGGTATTGACACCAGATAATCTTACAACCGTACAGATTAAAAACGGAGACGGTACCGTGGTAGGGAATTATACTGATCTCGTGCTTGTATCTGAGACGTCCGTAGTCGCTACTGATGGCGCTGTCCTTACAACGTATAGCCTGCGTGAGAAAACCGCTGAAGAGAAGCGTTTGGACGCGCTGGAGGCAGGCCAGACAGTACAGGACGGTGCAATTAACGACCTTGGGGAAGCTGTTGGAACAATAGCGGAAGGAGGCGCAGCGTAATGGGGGCATTTTATGGAACACGGATCAGACGAGGCATTATAACAATAAATGAAGTCCCCAACTTTTGGAGACCGAAAACAGAAAAATGGCTGAAAGATAATCTGGAGGAATAAGACGATGAAAAGAGAATATATTATTGGAATTCAGGGGGCAATGGCTGCGGCTGTAGCCTTTTTAAGTGATAAACTGGGGATACTCTTCCCAGTACTTTGTGCGCTTGCCTCCATGATGGTTGTAGACTATGTAACCGGAATGCTGGCAAGTAAACGGGAAGCTATGGATCACCCCGATGATATCACCTATGGGTGGAGCAGCAAGAAGGGCGCAAAAGGGATTATTAAAAAGGTTGGTTATCTTTGCGTGATTGCGGTTGCTATGGTAGTGGATTATGTGATTGCTACTGTATCTGGAACGCTTGGCTTTACGATGCCGGCCAGCGCATTTTTCGGGCTTCTGGTGACTGTCTGGTACTTGCTCAACGAGTTGCTATCCATTATCGAAAATGCGGGTAGAATGGGCGCCGCAGTGCCAGAATGGTTATTAAAATACATTGCGGTACTGAAAGATAAGATTGACAGTACAGATTATGGACAGGGCGATAAGCAGGAATAGAAAGGCGGTGATCCGCATATCTCCCGGCCGGCAGGGTGAGAGCCGGTGATACTGTACTTATTTATGGGCCTGGAGCAATCCCGGGCCTTTTCTTTTTGGAAGGAAGGTAAAAGAAATGAGAGACATTACATTATGCCATCCGCGTCTTCAGGCGCTTGCGGAGAGACTTGCCGAGGAATGCAATAAGCAGGGGCTTAAGATTAAGATCGGTGAGACGCTGCGGACCGTAGCAGAGCAGGACGCATTATATGCACAGGGCCGCACGAAGCCGGGGCCGATTGTGACCAATGCACCAGGGAGCAGCTACAGTTCCTACCACCAGTGGGGGACAGCATTCGACTTCTTCCGCAACGATGGCCGCGGCGCTTACTATGATAACGATGGATTTTTCACTAAAGTTGGTAAGATCGGCGTCGCCTTGGGGCTGGAGTGGGGCGGTAATTGGAAAAGCCCGGTAGACAAGCCACACTTCCAGCTTTCAGATTGGGGCAGCTCCACGGCCGGTATTAAGCGGTTGTACCGCAATCCGGATGAGTTTATGCGCACCTGGGAGCCGGTGGAGGAGCGGACGGGCTGGATTAACACCTCTAACGGCTGGTGGTATCGCAGGCCAGACGGGACGTATCCGGCGAACAAGTGGGAAGTTATCAATCACCACTGGTATTTGTTCAATGGTGACGGTTATATGTGTACAAGCTGGCATCGGTGGAACGGAAGTGTATGCGATCCGGAAGATGGTTCTGGGGACTGGTACTATTTCGATCCGACCACAGGCGGAGCGTATGAGGGCGCGTGCTGGCGGAGTCGGGATAATGGAGCCATGGAAATATGGTTTGTAGATCAGGTAGATAATATATAGTTTTGACCGCCATTCACCTTGTATGGTGAGTGGTGGTTTTCGTACTTAAGAGCGAAAAAGGGGGATGATAATCCATCCCCCTTTTTAAGTAACTTAATCCCCCACATAGGCTAGTTCTGATTTAAATGCGTATAGTTTATTTGTATTATTTCCTTCTGTGCATATCAGGTATTTATTTCCTTTTGAATCAATACCGTTGCTTACCGGAAAAAAAGGGCGGCCTGTTGGTTTTCCATCGATCATAATCTCATATGCATCGATTTTGTGATCGATGTACCCTATTATTTCTGCATCAACTGATTGCCCTAATTGAAAAAGCTCTCCAAAATTGCTAATCTTATTTCCTGCTAATTTAATCTTCATATTTTTCTCCTTCCGGCCCTTGCGCCCTCTCCTCCGATTTGTTATACTGTTTGTAGATGGGGGAGCGGTGGCAAGCCCGCCCTCCCTTGTCTTTTTCCTTGTCCCGTTTGGGACTTTTTTAGTTGTCCTCGTATGCCTTTCTGTGTGTCGTCGATCAATTTGTCAACCATGGTGTCGGCTTTTTCGTACTCTTTGTTTTTCAGTGCTTCTTTCAAATCTTTTAAGTCCTGTAACAGTCTTCGTAAGTAACTTTTAAAATACGCTCATCTCTTCGCTCAAGTTCCTTCCTCCTCGTATTCGTTAAGGCCTTGCCTCTCTTAACTGTCTTTATTATACTATATATGTACATATATGTCAAGGGCTTATTCCAATTTTTTCAAATACAATTTCTTTTATTATGGTATTAACTCCCTTTCCTTCTTTGTCAGCATATTCTTTGATTTTTTCATACTGCTCTGGCTGAACATCGAGAGGGATTCGTTTGAGTTTCTTCATATACTTAATAGTTGCGTTTTTCTGAGCTTCATTATATGGCATTATGGCGCACCTCCTTTTGTAAAAGTATACCACATAGATAATATACGTTCATATATACAAAGTAGCTAAAATATATATGTACAGTTTGTGCATTTTGTGCATTGATATATATGTACATATATAATATAATAAGATCATAAGGAACAGGAAAACAAACAGAAAACGAGGAGGAAATGGAAATGATAATTGAATTAAATGAGCGTCACAGCCTAATTATAAACAAAGACGAAGAGTACAATTGTTATGATGTAGAATTAGTTGAGTACCATCCGAATAGAGTAATCAAATTTCCCATGGAGAGATATTCTGAAGATGCTCTCAAAGAAGAATATGGAATTTGTATAGAAGATTAAAGGATAACATTCACCCGCCCCGGAGGTCACGAAGGCAGAAAGGATAACGATATGACATCAAAAGAAATTAGAGCGCAGGTACCACCGATGATTATTTGGATGGCTGACGCCACAATAAAGGAAGCCAGAAGAGGAATCACCGGAAAAACTGGATGGAAAGATATCAAGCGTCACCCTTATAATATTCCTGAAGTAGAAATGGCCGGAGAAGTCCTTGGTAGAATGTTTAATGAATGTGCTGCCGGGATCAGGCAGGCATTGATAGACATGCCAGAAGAAATGGACGGAGTACATGACTACTCCAATCTAAACTACTTTGACGAGTTTGTGGCATCGCTGGAAAAGCGGCATACTGCAAATCTCAGAGAAGCGGATTGGATATTAGAACGCTGTTAAAATACATCACTCGCCCCTGGCCGGGTAACGCCAGGGAGAAAGGAAAAGAATCGTGTATGAATATATGAATTTTTCGACCTACTTAATTCAAATGACCGGTTTATCGATCTATGATTTTTCGGTACTGACATGGGGACCATTCACAAGTGAAACAAACGAAGAGGAAGTCAAAAAATATCTTGAAGAATGGCTTGAATATGGGCCATCTGAACAGCTAAAAGAAAGAGCCAGGAATGATCTTGCTGAACGTGGATATATAGAAATGGGAGTATAGTAAAGGGCGGCTCATCACCGCCCTTTCTCTACGCAAAAAACGCAGTCCGCAACCCTGAAAAAATTGGTTCTATATCCTCTGATCCGGTCGATCCGTAGCGTTATTATTGACCATTCCCGTAGCTCCATTAATCTGTTCCGCATAGTTCCACCCCCTGCATTTCTAATAACGATTTGTGCGGTATGTTGTGACGCCTATTTTAAATATTGCTCGAACCATTTGGTCCGCTTCGGCGCTTCCGGCGCCTTATCTGCATCTATTTTTTTGTAAAACCCGCAGACTTCCGGGCCATCTTTACACATCTGCGTTTTCTGGTCATAGTGTGGACACTGATTAATATCAGGTGCCAGTGTGCATATGTTTGCCATGATATTCTCTCCTTTGATTCTATCATAACAAACAAATGTTCGAAATACAACTGGAAAAAATAGTGATTTAGCGAACAAACTTGATAGTAGCGCTATAATTGCTCAATACAATAAACTCCAGATTGGGAATGTAAAAATACAATACGGAAAAATGGAGTGTATAGTAAATTTTAACGGGCAAGCAAGCATCGTTTTCCCTGAAGGATATTCGCAAGAAAACCTTTATCATTGCATGGCAGTACCTATGTCCGGATCATATGCAGTACGATCCATTACTAACAGCGGTAATAATAACTCCTTAGCTCTTTTGCTCGACAGCAGTGACACAAAACCAGAATATCAAAGTAAAATATGGATGCAGTATATTGTAATCGGTACGTAATTGATCAATTAATCGAATAAATTGCATTAACATAGATACCCGTGCCAGCCGGTACCGCTTTATTAATTCTTAGCCGCACGGTGTTGTCCGCCATTGCATCTGCGTTGAGGATATAATACTCATTACGCTGTGATGCAAATTGAGCAATAACTGCGGCACCGTATTTAATGCCAGGACAAGATATATCATAATAATCAGATCCAGTACCAGTAATTGAGGTATGTACCGTCTTTGGCAGTGTGTTGATATCAGCCTTACCAGCTAAATCACTAATTACTCCACCAATCTTTTCATCAAGAGTCTTACCCATTACTGCATCAAGCGCAGACACTCCGGGTGTTGTTGCAAGTGCATTGTTCGTCAGTGGCGGCATAGGTCCGGTCGCTCCGGTTGCGCCCTGCGGTCCTGTAGCTCCGCGTGCTCCTGTGTCTCCTTTCGGGCCTTTGATATTTCCAATAAATATTCTTGCCATTATTAAAACTCCTTTCTTTATTCTACAACCAGATATAGATCACCCGTTACACTATCATAATCTAAATCTGGAGGGGTTGCTCCGTCCTGGTAAACACAATACAGATCGCCGGAAGCATTCACCTCAAGCCCAAAAATCATATCGCCTTTATCTCCCTTCGGCCCCTGTGGTCCTGTGGCTCCCATCGCACCTCTTGCTCCTGCTGGTCCCTGTGGCCCTGTAGCTCCTGTATCTCCTTTGGGTCCCTGTGGGCCGGTCGCTCCCGTGGCGCGGTAGCGCCTTTGGGGCCTTGTGGGCCGGTCATGCCAGTAGCACCAGACAAGTCTGTGATACTTAGCTATAATGCAGATGCCCCTTTCACGCTACAATTTTGCGTTGTCTTCGTACCTCAACGTTTCCGGTATCAATTAAAACGAACTGACCCTGCTTTACCCCGTCTGATGTATATCCTGCATTCATTGCAGTAATAGTCGCATATGTTTTTGCAATTGCAAACGGATCACCTTTGGCTCCCTGCGGCCCTGTCGGCCCCTGTGGGCCTGTTGCGCCTTTTATATTTCCAACCTTTGACCATGCACTCGAAGCTTTTTTATACACGTCCCAAGTGACAGTATTAATAAAATTGTCTCCGTCTTTGCCCTGTGTTGTCGGGGCTGCTGATCCTGATAACCAGGTTGCACCATCGGCTCCTTTTGCGCCGGTAGCACCAGTTGCACCTTTAGGGCCTGTTGGTCCAGTTTCACCTTGTGGTCCCTGTGGACCGATAATACTGCCAAGGTCTTCTTCTCTGATTGCCATTACACTTCACCTTCCTTTTCATATTTCACAAACAAATGACCGTTTCTTATTTCAAATTCAGGTGTTATTCCGGGCGGCCCCTGCGGACCCGTGAGGCTCTGCATACTTACCAGGACAGTCCAATCATTGCTATCTGTGTACCTCCATTTGATATTCATACCATCATTGGTAAGCTCGATCTCCCGCTCTTCCTTCATAATCCTGACACGCTCACCAATTGGTATTTCACCTGACATCAGCTGAACGTATTCTCCATCATAAATCATTCCGTCGGCGCGATATTCATATGTAGTTACATAACCTTCACCGGAAATCCTGACGGGAACTTGTCCCGGTTCCCCCCCCCAATGGCAGCAACCGTTTATACTCTTCCATATCTGGAAGAATATAATTATCAGGTCGTGGTCTTGAAACAATCGGTAGCCATATTGTCAAAACTGTTTCTCCGCACTCTTCTTTACGAATATATATATACGCTGTTATTGCAGTTGCATTTTGCAGCATATAATTAGGAATCTTTACCTGTTTTCCATGCATATATGCCATACTGGATAATGATCCCTGATAAAAATTAACCTCTGAACCATCTGGGATTTCATATGCGACCGATAAAATCTGACCATAATCCCATTGTGTCAGACCACGCGCCGTACCCCTGTCTCCTGTTAATTCAGCTTCTATCATCAACATCACTCCTTAATCGTCAACTAGCAGAAATAATTCTCCGCTGCTGCTGTTATATTCAAATGCCGGCGGTGTTCCTCCATCAGGGTATACTGCATAAAAATCTCCTGTTTCCGGATCCACTGCCAAGCAGAACATTCCAGTCTGCGGAGTAATAACCGCTGAGGTTCCCTGTGGCCCGTTTAACTCCCCAGCATTCAGTTTTCTTTGTATTTCATCCATGAGTTGCTGAGTATTCCCGGTTACAACCTGTGATTGCAGTCTAGCTTCATCTGCTTTAATAGCGGCCGTTTCTGCACCCACTGCCTTACCTTCCGCTCGCTCCGCCGCATTCTTCGCTGCATTTGTAGCATTGATTGTATTCTGTGTTGCCGCTATCGCATCATCTTTTGCTTTTACAGTTTTTTCATAGATATCTTCATAACCAGTTAAACTTATCAACCAGTTCTTCAGCGGCCGCTTCAAGC